CTTCGCAAGATCATTGTCCAGCGCAAAAAGACGGACGAAGAGCGCAAACTTGAACAAGACCTTATCGACACCTATATGAATGCTCTGGGCATGCTTGCCGATCTTCCGCTCGGTCAAGCCGCCCTTCGTAATATCTCCATCTCTCGCGAGTTTGACTGACATGGCAAAAGCGCCCGACAAGAAGTCCGTTGAGAAGCGTCCTGTCGGGCGTCCTTCGTCCTACAAACCTGAATATTGCGATATCGTCATCGCCTATGGTCGAGAGGGTTGTTCGCCTGCTGAGATCGCTTCGCGCCTCGATATTGATCGAGCGACCCTCTATGATTGGAGGGATCACCATGAAGATTTTTCCACAGCGCTCAAGAAAGCGAAGACGCACGAGCAGGAATGGTGGGAGAAACAGGGCAAAATAGGCCTGACTTCCGGGAAATTCAACGCGACCGTCTGGACGAAGTCTATGCAGGCGCGGTTCCGTGAGGATTACACAGAACGCACCGAGATCACCGGCAAAGACGGCTCTGCTATTGAAATGAAGACGACCCACCTGCTGGATGTCAGCGATTTGGACATTGACGAGCTTGACGTGCTGGAAGCTGCGCTTCTCAATACGTTGGGGAAATCCAGTGGGGCAGATTAAGCTTCCAAAGAAGATCGACCTCAAGCTTAACCTTAGAAACGTCCAGAAGACCGCCTGCGAGCTGTCTTTGGCGGCGTTCATCAAGCGCGCGTGGCACATCATCGAGCCAGCCCAGCCTTACGTCCACGGCTGGCACATCGACTTCCTGTGCGACCATCTGGAGGCGATCACGGAAGGCAAGGTGCTGGACAATGGCGAGATCTACAACAGGCTCCTGATCAACATCCCGCCGGGCACGATGAAGAGCCTTTGCACTTCGGTCTTCTGGCCTGCGTGGGAGTGGGGGCCAAAGAACATGCCCAACATGCGCTACGTCTGCGTGTCCCATAGCCAAGACCTCGCCATCCGCGATAACATCCGCATGCGCCGCTTGGTCGAGAGCGATTGGTATCAAGATCTGTGGCCGCACGTTCAGATGGTCAGCGATCAGAATGCCAAGACCAAGTTCGAAACCACCGCCACGGGCTTCAGGCAGGCCGTGGCAGCCGGTTCGATCACAGGCGCTCGTGGGGACAGGGTGATCATCGACGATCCTCTGAGCGTCGAGGATGCCGCCTCGGAGCAGATCCGCAAGACGCGAGAGGACTGGTTTCTTGAATCCGTGCCTTCGCGCCTCAATAACCCGATCTCGTCGGCCATCATCGTCATCATGCAGCGCCTGCATGAGAGCGACACTTCTGGCCTGATCCTCGACAGGCAGCTTGGTTACGATCACATCTGCCTACCCATGCGCTTCGTGTCATGGCGCAAGGAGTTCCCGACCAAACTGGGCTACGTCGATCCCCGAGAGCAGGAAGGCGAGCTTCTGTTCCCGGATCGCTTCCCCCAGTCCGTCGTGGACCGTGACGAGCGAATCATGGGCATCTACGCCACCGCTGGGCAAAACCAGCAGGAGCCTGTCCCGCGTGGTGGCGGCATCATCGAGCGCGAGTGGTGGCAGGTCTATGAGAACGAGGACAACGCCTATCCCGCCTTCGACTACATCGTGGCGGCTCTGGACACCGCCTATGGCGAAAAGCAGCACGAAGGCGACTTCAGCGCCTTGACTGTATGGGGTGTGTTTACGTCCGACCTCACCGCTCAGGTCACCAAGACGGTCGGGGCGAACGGCATGATGACCGTCGAGCGGTCGTACAGCGACCAGCAGACACCCAAGGTCATGTTGATCTACGCCTACAACAAGCGCGCCCCGTTCCATCAGCTCCTTCAGGACACCGCCGACATCTGCACCAAGTTTCAGGTGGACCGTGTCCTCGTCGAGGGCAAGGCAAGCGGCCTCTCGATCCTTCAGGAGCTGCGCAGGGTCTACGGGCATGAGCCTTGGGCCATCGAGGCCGTGAACCCGGAGGGCGACAAGATCGCTCGCCTATACAGTGTCTCGTCTCTCTTCAGCGACGGTCTCGTCTATGCCTCGACCAAGGAATGGGCCGAACAGGTCATTCTCCAGACCTGCAACTTCCCCAAGTCCAAGAACGACGACTTGGTCGATACGGTCTCGATGGCGCTTCGCCACCTGCGCAAGATCGGCATCCTCCAGCGCTCCGCCGAGCGCGTGGCCGAGCTAGAGAACATGAAGCAGTATACGGGCAAGGCTCCTGCGCCCCTTTACGCCGTCTGAACGATCAGGCAGAAGAACACGCCAACACAATCAGGTGAACACAATGCAACGAGTGCTCTGCAACGCAATCGTGGACGAGATCCGCATGGTAAAGCCGGGCGAGAAGGGCCTGAATACTTACCGCGTGGAGGTCTGGGGCCGCGAACCACATGACTATGTGCGCATCTATGAAATAGCCATGCGATCTGATACATTGGCCGCGCAAGAGGGGTTGCGGCGGTTCGTCGAAGAGATGGAACAGCTCGACCAGCAGTCAGGGACTTAATCCATGCCACTCACGCCCGGCCTTGTGCCCAACATCCGCCAGCCAGCTCCCGAACAGCCGGGGCTGCCGGACCCCGTCGATGTGGTAGTGGAGCATGCCGATGAGGGCGCTGACCTTCCTCAATTCGACGACAGTGGCGCAGTCCTCAAGATCGAGCATGGCGATGGATCAATCACAGTCTCTCTCGACGGTCGTCCGATCTCGGAAGGGCGCGACAAGGGCCGCGAAGGTTGGTTTGATAACCTTGTTGATGACATTGACGACCTTGAGCTTGGCCGCATCAGTGCTGATCTCCTTCGCGGCATTGAGGATGACCTCAAGAGCAGGCAGGAGTGGATCGAAGACCGGGCGCAGGGGATCAAGCTCCTTGGCCTGAAGATCGAGATCCCCGGTTTGCAGGGAGCGTCTGACGGCGCTCCGGTGGAAGGCATGTCCAAGGTCCGCCACCCGCTGCTGCTTGAAGCAGTGCTGCGGTTCCAAGCCAACGCGCGTTCGGAGCTGCTGCCCACCGATGGGCCGGTCAAGATCCGCGACGACGACAACAACGGCACCCTCGAAGAGGACCAGCTCGCCAACGCGCTCGAACGGGACATGAACCACTTCCTGACGGCGGTGGCCTCCGAATACTACCCCGACACCGACCGCATGCTGCTTATGCTGGGCTTTGGTGGCACGTCCTTCAAGAAGGGCTACTTCTGCCCTCTTCGCAATCGCCCCGTCATCGAGAGCGTCGATGCTGACGACCTGATCGTCAACAATGCCGCCACTGACCTGAAGAACGCCACGCGAATCACGCACCGTTCCTTCATGCGACCGTCAACTGTCAAGCGTTTACAGATACTTGGCGTCTATAAGGACGTCGATCTGCATCAGGCCGAAGCCCCGAAGCTCGACGCCGTTCAGCGTGAGAAGAACGCGCAGCAGGGCATTATGCAGGAGGGCATGCGCCCCGAAGACCGCGACCGCGAGATCTACGAGTGCTATTGCGAGCTGGACGTCGTCGGCTTCGAGCACCGGTGGAAGGGCAAGAAGAGCGGCCTTGAGATCCCCTACCGCGTGACCATCGACGTCAGCTCGAAGCAGATCCTATCCATCGTCCGCAACTATGACGAGGATACCAAGAAGCTCCCCGAGGCGCGTCAGAACTTCGTGAAGTACACCTTCGTGCCGGGCATGGGCTTCTACGACATTGGCCTCCTGCACATCCTCGGGAACACTACGAACGCCATCACGGCGGCTTGGCGCGAGCTGCTGGATGCGGGCATGTACGCCAACTTCCCCGGCTTCCTGCTGGCCGACACCGGCGCTCGTCAGAACACGAACATCTTCCGCGTTCCGCCCGGCGGCGGTGCTCTGGTCAAGACTGGCGGGATGCCGCTCAATCAGGCCATCATGCCCCTGCCCTACAAGGAGCCGTCCGCCGCTCTGATGTCCCTTGTCTCCGACATGGCGATGACCGGCATGAGGATCGGCGGCACGTCTGAGCAGCAGGTCGGGGAGGGCCGGGCAGACGCCCCGGTCGGCACGACCCTTGCCATGATCGAGCAGGCGACGAAGGTCATGAACGCCGTCCACAAGCGCATGCACGCTGCCCAGTCCGAAGAGTTTCAGATGCTCGTCAAGCTCTTCAAGGAGCACCCTGAGAGCTTCTGGCAGAAGAACCGCAAGCCAGCCAACGCGTGGGACGAGGCGACGTTCCTTCAGGCTCTGGAAGACTGCGAGCTGGTCCCACAAGCCGATCCGAACACCGCGTCGCACGGTCAGCGCGTTATGAAGATCATGGCCCTGAAGCAGCTCCAGCAGTCCAATCCCTCGATGTACGATCCTATCGCCATCGACACGGCGGCCCTTCAGGCCATTGGCTGGAGCAACCCGTCTCAGTTCCTCGCCCCGCCGAACGCTCAGGCTGCACCGCCTCCGGAAATGCAGCAGATGCAATCGAAGATGGCTGCGGAACAGAAGGATTCGCAGGCGCGCATGATGATGGCTCAGGCCAAGACCGCCGAGGTTCAGGCCAAGATCCAGCAGGGCGCATACGCTCCCAAGCACGATGGCGGCTTGCAGCCCAAGGGTGAGAAGGAAGAGCACCTGAACCCCATTGACCTGATGGACGCCAAGGCTCGCCTCATGTCGGCTCACACCAAGGCCGCAGAAGCGGGCATCAGGCAGAAGGTTGCGGCTGCCGAAGACCACAACCGTTCCATGGACCGTCAGAGCCGCGAGCGCATCGAGCTGCTGAAGCTTGCCAAAGACCTGACGATGCACCCGGAAATGGCTTCCACGGTCGAAAGCCTCGCCGAGCCTGCCAAGCAAGACCTGAAGAGCGGAGAATAAGCGATGGCCGATAATGCAATAACCAGAATGAACTCTGGCATCGCCGACTTAATGCGACAGTATCCAAGTAGAGATACGCCTGCGTATGGTGACGTTCCTCCGGGATATATGCTGTCGCGTAATGCGGATGGGAAGGTTGTTGTAGTTCCTGCCAACAAATACACACCATCGACTGGCGCTAGGCCAGATCAAAGCCTTACGGTTGGTCCCAATGGTGAAGTTGTATCATCACAGTATGCTTCTCCAGCCTTAAGCAAGGCATTGGATATTTCACAAGGGAGCTCTCCTTCGGGCTATTCTCTCTCTGCAACAGGAGATGTCATGCCGACATCTCCCAGTTTTACAGATAATGATTTTAGTCGCTTACTTGCTATGCAGCACCCTTTGGGTCGCGCTACAACTCAAGCTGACATAAATGAAGAGGCTAGGCTTAGGGAAGGCCTGGCTTTGTCGGCTAAGCAGGCGCAATCACAGCCTCAAAGCGACTGGTTCAATAGCGTTCAGCCCCTTTCAAGCGATCGCATCACTCAAATGTATGGTGCTCCATCTACTGATTCGCAGGATAAGGTTGATCAAGTAGAGCGTAATGCCATTACAGATGAGGGTAGGACGCGCGCTGACGCCGGTCAGCCCGCTACCGCCACGCCGGTTGACCGCGCCTTGACGGTTGCCGGTCAGGCTTCGCCGCAGTTCTCGCAGATCCCCGGCGGCCCCTTGGCCATGTTCGCCCAGCCTCACAGCGGCGCTCAATATCAGCCCATGTCGGCGTCGTCTCGTTCGTGGACCGATCCGAACATGCCGCAGCCTTCTAACCCCATGCCTTGGGGCGACAACGCGCCCGCTGGCCATTTGGACACAACGTCCACTGGCTCAATCCCTGCCGCGCCTGTCAGCCATCTTTCCTCCGCCCCACTTCCCCCGCCTAGGCCGTCTGATGCTTCGGCTCAGTCTTCGCCGGGCTTCTTCTCAGGGCTCTTCAAAGACCCGTATGCCGGTATGAGCCCTAAGCAGATGAATGAGGCCGCTCAGAGGATGCAGGGGACCGGCGACGAATACGGGGCAAACCTGCTTACGCAGCGCGCTGATAACGCCGTAACCTCGTCGGATGGCAGCTTCGCACAGGGCGGCTCTGTTGACGAAAACCACCCTGTAGTTCAACGTGCAATGCACCTTGTGCGCAGCTTTCTGCTGAACGGATAAGACGATCATGGATCACGATAAAGCCGCCCGCAGGGCTCTTCTCGTAGCCAAAGCCCTGAAGCATCACGCTTCCGTGATCCACAACCCCGCCCCCGTCATGGGCAACCCTCCGCCGCCTGTCGCGCGATATGGGACGATGGCCCCTCACCTAACGCAGATCGCACCTGTAGCGAGGGCTGAAGGTGGGGAAGTTGAGGAGCATCCAGACAACTGGGAGAATGTGAAAATAGGAAAATCGACTGGTGTCTATCAAACATTTCCCTCTCATGTAGAGATTTCATCAATTCGAACCCCTTTGCGGCACAGGGGGCAGGGCGGTGCGCATGCCGTCATGCAGCATATCTTGGCTCACGCAGATAGTGTCAACAAACCAGTTAGGCTTGTCGCATCTCCCTTGGACGCAAGGACAAGAAGTGACAAATTGATTAAGTTTTATCAAAAATATGGGTTTAACCAAACGGGAGAAAAAGCAAATTTTGTTGGCGATCCTTGGATGGAAAGACCCGCGCAGTCTGATCAAAAGTTGGCTTCCGGCGGCCTCATCGACCCCGCCTTCACGGACGCCGACGAAACGGCGCAGATGAAGTACATCCAAGACCCCAACCTCGCCATGCCCGCCAATCAGGTGGATCAGGACATCGAGGGTGGGGCATATGCTGATGGCGGTGAGGTTGGGCAGCAAACTCAAGTTTCCCCAGAACAGCGCGCTGAAAATTTAAAAAAATTCAATCCATTAGCTGATAAAAATGGAAATCCCAAAATTTTGTATCATGGAACAACTGGAGATTTTTCCAAATTCTCCAATGCTATGGCCGGTTCATCTACAGGCGCAAAAAGCGCTAGTTTTGGTCATTGGTTTACAGATAATCCTAGGGTTGCGCAAAGCTATGCCGATTACGCCGCTACCTACGCTCCTGTTCAAAAACTCCTTTCAATGGCGGATGCCGCATCCCGAAAGGGCAACTGGGACACTCATGATAAATATTCTTTGGAAGCAGAAAAGCTTGATGAAAGTTTTGGAGACATTTCTAATAGACAAAGGGGCCAAAACATCCTTCCTGTTCATCTTTCAATGAAAAATCCCCATGTTGTTGATGCGCAGGGCGGTCAGTTTGGGGATCTCGAAGGAGGCCTCACAAAGCACATACAATATGCGAAGGCCAAAGGTCATGATGGATTAATTGTTAGAAATTTAAACGACGCCGCTGGAATATCTAACCTTCCTGCCGACCATTACATGGTTTTCCATCCCAATCAGATCAAATCCGCAACGGGAAATAACGGAAATTTTGACCCAGCCGAACATGATATTCGGCGGGCCGATGGCGGCGAGGTTTCTCCGCACCCAGCTCTTGGCATCCCCGGCGTTCACATCCGCACAGCCGAAGTTGGCGAGCCTATCTTTCATGGAGAGAAGTAATGGAAGATGACCAGCAGCCGCCCGATGATGGCATCACCGCCTATCACGGCTCTCCTCATGACTTTGAACGCTTTGACACGTCCAAGATCGGGACGGGCGAGGGCAATCAATCATATGGGCATGGGTTGTACTTTGCCCAAAATGAAGATGTTGCAAAGGGGTATCGAGACACTTTAGGGGGACATGTCCCCGGAGATGTTTTGATTAATGGGGAAAAATATCCACATTGGGCATCCCGAGATGTAGTTAATGCTTACAGAAAGATGGGGTATGATAACGATACCGCCGTTATGGCGTCCCACTTTTTAAAAGAACATAAAGGTGATTTAAATGCTGCACAAGGCGCTACATGGAGTAATGATAAAATACCCGATTCTGTATCCGAAGCATTGTTAAGAACAGAATATGCAACTCCTGCTGGTCATATGTATCAAGTTAATATTAATGCCCATCCTGATCATTTTTTGGATTGGGATAAACCTTTTCATGCCCAAAGCGAGCATGTCAAACGCAGCTTAAGAAACGTGCCCGAATTTGACGATAGAGTTGCTCGCTATGGTGTGCTTGACCCTGAATATAAATCAAAAATATCTATGGGAGAATTTATAAAACGAGGTGTTCTTCCGCATAGCTATGATTTATCTAGCCCAAATTTTTCTAAAGCTTATCATGAGGCAGGCATCAAGGGCATAAAGTACCTTGACCAAGGTTCGCGCTGGGGAGACAAAAAAGAACCAACCCATAACTACGTTGTTTTCGACGACAAGCTTTTAAACGTAAGGCGCAAGTACGCAAAAGGTGGTATTGTGCAAGGAGGGCCACCAATACATGCCCTACACTTGACATCCAAATTCGGCAATTCGCTGCAAAGCGCCGTGAACCAAGCTAAAGCAGCCACGCGGAGACGTCCGTGAACCTCCTAGGAGCCTACCATGTCTGAAGCATCCAAAGCCGCCAGAACGGCGATGAAGAGCAAGATTGCTCGCCTCATCAGCCCCGGAAAAAAGTCTAAAATCGACGCATCCGACTTCACGCCCGCTGATTCCCTTGACACTGAATCCAAGACGGGGCTTCGCCCCCTCTCGCGTCGTCAGTTCAAGAAGGGCGGCAAGGTTGTCGCCAAGGCGCACGGTGAAGAGGCCCACAAGCATGCGGGCCGCAAACCCCGCAAGAGCGGTGGCAAGGCTCTGACCGCCAACACCCTCGTCAACCGCGATGTGCGCGAGGCCAACGAAGAGCGTGATGGCACCAAGCACATCGGCGGCTTCAAGCGTGGTGGTGCGACAAGGGGTCGCAAGCATCGTGAAGATGGTGGCAGCACCGCCATGACGCGCATCCGTGACGCGGCTGGCTACGACAGCCCTGACTACGAGCCCAGCAACTACCAGCCCAAGGGCAACTACAGCAACCTGTCCAACGAAGACATGGCCAAGATGCAGGCTCTGGCGGGCAGCAAGGACGTGCAGGGCCGCAAACATGGCGGAAAGACTGGTCGCAAGCACCGTGCTGATGGTGGCTTCCAAGACCCGCGCATGGCCGCTCAGCAGATGCTGGCTGGCTCGAACCGCGCCAATGTTCCGACTGGATTGCTTCCGTCTCAGCCTGCCTCTAGCCAGATGTCCAAGGCTGCGGGCATCAAGCGTGGCGGCGGTGTCGATGGCAAGTGGATCCAAGGGGCCATCAAGCACAAGGGCGCTCTTCACAAGGAGCTGCACGTCGCTGAAGGCAAGAAGATCCCCGAGAAGAAGCTTCAGAAGGCTGAGCACAGCTCGAACCCCAAGCTGGCCAAGCGCGCTCATCTCGCTGAGACGCTGAAGCATCTTGGCCGCAAGGACGGTGGCCGCATGTCTCATCCCGACGAGCGCGAGGACAAGGCGCTCATCAAAAAGATGGTGAAGGGCGAGGCCCTGAAACATCGCAAGGCTGGCGGCACCGCCGTCTCCAACGGAGCCCTTGAGGGCACACGCCCGACAGGTGGCCGTATGGCTCGCGCTGCCGGTGGGAAGACAGGCAAGGGCAAGACCAACATCAATATCGTGGTCTCTCCTCATGGGGCTGGACAGCAGCCTCAGCAGGGTGGCATGATGCCTCCCGGCGGTATGCCTCCCCACCCCGGTGGGATGCCTGTCGCTGTACCGCCTCCCATGGCTCCGCCGCAGCAAGGTATGCCCATGGGCATGCCTCAGATGGCGGGCCCGGTTGGCGCTCCTCCTATGCCCCCGCAGATGCCGCCCATGGGTCGGAAATCAGGTGGCCGCACCACGTTCCCGAAAATGGAATTTGGCGCAGGTAGCGGCGAAGGACGCATGGAAAAGATCAACAAGTATGGTCTGACCCCGCCCAAGAACGCCACTAAGCAGATCTGAGTTTAGGGGAGCGCGTTGCAACGCATCCCCTAATACGGTGGTCGGCGGTCCCCTCTGCCGCCGACCACTAGAAAAGACAGAGGGAAACCACCATTTAGAGGGGAAGGTGGTAAGTAATGCTGACATATAGTGACCTGTTTGAGCAGCAGCTCAGAATGCTAATCGCAGAAGAAATCGAGATTCATCTCGATGCACTTTCGCGTGGAGGCGGTGTCAACGATTACGCCGAATATAAATCGTTGGTCGGAAAGATCGCAGCCCTTCGTGAAGTCTTGGAACTTGCCGATGAAGCTCGATCAAATGCAAACAAAGCCAGATAAAGGGGTATCAAATGGCCTATGTAATGGATCACTCTCTTGATCCCAAATCAGCTCTTCTCAAAGAAGTTGGAGAAATCTCCAATGTAGAGATCTTCAACAATCAGGTTCTTGTTGCGATCTATATTCGCCCTGAACTTACCGCTGGCGGTATCATCATCACGAATAACATCCGTGATGAAGACAAGTGGCAGGGCAAGGTTGGTCTTGTCTTGAAGAAAGGGCCGACTGCATTCACGCACGATTGGTTCAAGGGTCAGGAAATCAACGAGAACGACTGGGCTGTCTTCCGCCCTTCCGATGGTTGGGGCCTGACGATCAATGGCCAGATGTGCCGTATCCTTGAGGATACTGTCATCCGTGGCCGCACCCAGCATCCTGACGCCATTTACTGAGGAAATAACCCATGGATGAGCAAGATCACGTAGAAATCAACCTTGATCCGGTCGAGACCAAGGCAGAAGAGCCGGAAATTCAGGTCGTAAAGGCCGAAGAAACCCCGGAACCGCCAAAGAAGAAACTTCGCAACGAAGTTTCTCCCGAAGACGGCATCCAAGAGCTGCGCGCCAAGCTTGATCAAGAGCGTCAGGCTCGCGTCGATGCTGAGCGACGCGCTCAGGAGGCCGCAAACAGGGAATTTCAGGCCAAAAATGAGGTTCAGGACACCAACCTGCACCTCGTCACAAACGCCATCGACACAGTTCGCCGTGAAAACGACATGCTGACGTCGAGCTACGCTGAAGCGATGGGCTCTGGCGACTATGACCGCGCCTCGAAGATCCAGCGCGCCATGGCGACGAACGAAGCCCGCCTGTTGCAGCTTGAAAACGGCAAGGCTGCGATGGAATCACAGCCAAAGCAGGCTCCTCCGAAGCCCCAATACGCCGACCATGTCGAAGCTCTGGCCTCTCAGGTCACTCCGGCGTCGGCCAACTGGCTCAGGCAGCATCGCGACCACCTTGGAACGCAAAAGTCCATCGACCGCATGTTCCGGGCGCATGCCGACGCCATTGATGACGGAATCATCCCCGATACGCGGGATTATTTCGAATTCATCGAGACGCGCATGGGCATCAACAGGTCTGAGCCGCGCGAAGAAAGCTATGACGCCATGAACGAAGCCGCCAAGCCCACCCAGCGGCGTCAGGCACCCCCGTCCGCGCCCGTCACTCGCTCAGGCACTGCTCCCGGCACACGCCCCAACGTCGTCCGCCTGAGCGCTCAAGAGCGCGAAATGGCGGAGATGATGCAGATGACCGAGACCGAATACGCCCGCAACAAACTGGCCCTTCAGAAAGAAGGCAAGCTCAACTAAGGAGACCGATTATGGAAGAGATGCAGAACAGCGCCCCCAAGCGCACCCTGAGCCGCTTCAGGAAGCCCAGCGAGCCTGTGAACGAAGTTGCCTTCGACGCCCCTCCTCGCGCCCCGGAGCGCCCGGAAATGGTGACTGACGACCCAAGGGCCAGAGCCGCCAAGCGCGCCGCCGAACTCCGTGGCCACCTTGGCTCGCTGGACGAGGGCACGGATGACTTTTACATCCCGCCTCATTACATCCCGGATGGCTGGTCGTATGAGTGGAAGCGCAAGCTGACCATGGGGCAGGAAGACCCGGCCTATCAGGTCTCCATTGCCCGCAAGGGTTGGGAGCCGGTCCCAGCCTCGCGCCATCCGTCCATGATGCCTGACGGCAACAAGTACCAGATCATCGAGCGCAAGGGCATGATCCTCATGGAACGCCCGCTTGAGATCACTGAAGAGGCTCAGCGCGCCGAACGCCGCCGTGCACAGCTTCAGGTTCGCCAGAAGGAAGAGCAGCTCAACGCGGCCCCGCAAGGTCAGTTCGAGCGAAACAACAAAGACGCGCCGCTCGCTAGGGTAAAGAAGGGGTATTCCCCCATCGCGATCCCTGATGCTTGATGTTTTGAGGGCATAGCTCTCAAAATTTAGAAAATTCCCCATGCAGCTTTATTGAGGCTTCTCTGTAGGCTGCATGGGCATCTTCAGCATTTGAGAAATATCCTAAAAATTTTTGAGATTTTTCATATCCTATCCTTGCTCTCCATTTTCCCCTTTTTGCATCAAAACTTACGCCCTTGAAGCCGCTATTATTGTCTTTTCTTCTAAATGCGTTTTGACAATTTTGAGCATTGGTCGCCAATCTTAAATTTTTCAGACGATTGTCCGTCCTGTCTCCATTTATATGATCGACCTGCTGTTCGGCGGACAGGTCAACCCCGGACATAATCAAAGCAATTCTATGAGCAAGGTATGTTTTTCCCTTAACCCCAATTTGAATGTATCCCTTTTGGTGGATGCTACCAGCGATGTCGCCCGCTCTGATTGACCCCTTCCTGTTCTTAATCCACTTCATAAGTCCCGTTTCCGGGTCGTATGACAGGTGCTCTAAAAAAATATGCTGACGCATTTTTCCCTCCTACTGTATGAACAGACTGGCTCAATATATTGCTATTGTCAATTCTTTTTTAGTATGTAATATTCCCGAACAGACCTTAGATGGTTAGTCTCCCTCGGTGTGGAGACTTCACTCTACCTTGATTTGTGGCTCCCTAGGCGCGGAGTTTGCAAATTGCTCCGAACAGGAGCCTCCAATGGCAAACACAAACGCACCGTTTGGCTTCCGCCAGTACAGCGGCAACGGTTCTGCTCCCACTTACGAGCAGGTTGCTGTGGTTATCGACTACAACGCCACCAACATCTTCTTCGGCGATCCCGTAACTTGGCAGTCTGACGGCACCGTTGCTCAGTCTGCGGCCACTGGCGCTACGCCTGCGGCTCTCGGCATCGCTGGCATCTTCGTCGGCTGCAAGTACCTCTCCGTGTCGCAGAAGCGCACTGTCTGGGGCAACTACTGGCCCGGCTCCGATGTCGCCTCCGGCAACTACGTTGAGGGCTATATCGTTAACGACCCGAATGCCCGCTTCGTCGCCCAGAGCGATGGCACCGGCATCGCGTTCCCCACCGACCTGAACGCCACCATCGGCTTCGCGTATGGCACCGGCAACGGCACCAACAGCACTGGTAACACCGCCAACGGTATTTCCACTGCCTATCTCGACACGACCACTCTCAACACTGCGACATACAACGTCAACGCCCCCTTCAAGGTGTTCGGCGTCGTTACGTTCCCGCCGGGAGCGAACGGAACCTACGGCAATGGTCAGGCTTATGACTGGGCCATCGTGGGCTTCAACAATGTCGTCACTCGCAACTTCCTCGGCGTCTAAGGAGTAGGGTATCATGGCTGTCAATCTTTCTGCCATCAAAGACCTTCTGCTCCCCGGTCTCCGTGGGATTGAAGGCAAGTACGAGATGATCCCATCTCAGTACGACAAGATCTTCACCAAGCATGATTCCAAGCTCGCCTTGGAACGCACCGCTGAAATGCGCTTCTTGGGCCTCGCCCAGTTGAAGACTGAAGGCGCGCAGACGTCGTTCGACAACGGCGCTGGTGAGCGTTTTGTGTACAATCAGGAGCACACGGAAATCGGTCTCGGTTACGCGATCACCCGCAAAGCGATTGACGACAACCTCTACAAGACCCAGTTCCACCCCTCCAACCTCGGTCTGATCGAGAGCTTCCAGCAGACCAAGGAAATCTACGGCGCGAACGTGCTGAACACGGCGACCACCTACAATAGCTCTATTGGCGGTGACGGCGTTGCTCTCTGCTCGACCTCGCACCCCATCGACGGTGGCACTGTTGCCAACACCCCCTCCACTCAGGTTGACCTGAACGAGGCCACGTTGCTGAACGCTATGATCAGCATCCGGTCGAACTTCAAGGATCAGGCCGGTCTGAAGGTGTTCGCCCGTGGCCGCAAGCTGATCGTTCCCCCGCAGCTTGAGCCTGTCGCAATTCGTCTGACGAAGACTGAACTGCGCCCCGGCACTGCGGACAACGACGTCAACGCCATCCTCTCGACGGCTGGCGGTCTGCCCGAAGGCTACATGGTCAACGACTTCTTGACCTCTGCCTATGCTTGGTTCCTCCTGACGAACATCGACGGTTTGTCGTACATGGAGAGAATTAAGTTCGAAAGCGACATGCAAGTGGACTTCGTGACCGATAACCTTCTGGTTAAGGGTTACGAACGTTACAGCTTTGGTTACTACAATTGGAGAAGCATCTACGGGAGCTTCCCCACCTCGTAATTGACTGTAATTGCCCTCTGGTATAGTATGCAAGTTCTATACTGGAGGGCAATCACAATGAAGCAATCTGATGAGGAACGCAGGCGCAGAAACAGGGAAAAATCGGCAAAATATCGTCGAGAAAACCCTGAAAAATGGAAGGAAATTGACCGTAGGGCGAAGCTCAAACTGCGGCAAAATCCTGAAAAAAATCTGCAAAAGCTAACTTATCAACAGCAGTATCGGGAAGAAAACAGAAAGGCATTGTCCGATAA